TCAAAAACTTCATCGAGTATGAGTAGATTTGTGTTGCTGCTGTTTTTCATCTTAGCAATCTGTCTCCATGAAAAGAGCAAGCTAAGATCAATTCGACTCTTCTCACCTTCACTAAATGAACTATAGGAAAAATCGTCGCGGTGGCGTGAACGAATAGTCTCGTTGAAATTTTCATCAAGGTTAAAGCTCACAAAAAAGTCAAGAATCTGTAGATACTGATTGATGAGCTTGTTCATGATCGGCAGATATTGACGAATGACTTTGGTTTTTATTCCAGTGTCTTTGAGCAATTCGCTTATGACTTCATTGTAGGTACGCTCATCAAGTTGTGTCGCTTTGCATTCATTGAGTGTGTCTTTATCACGATGTAGTGATTCGAGTATAGAGTGTGCTCCTTCCAGATCAACACTCTCTTTGCTCTTGTTCATGAGTGTCTGCAAGTCGCTTATACGTTTTTCATAGTTGTGAATGCAACTCTGATTTGTAGAAATTTTATTGTTGAGCTGTTGCAGTCGTTGCATTTCAGCCAACGTAGAAAACAACTCATCGCTTGCTTCTTGAAGTGTGGTCTTTAGTTGACTATAGCCAGAGTCAAGAGTTTTTGCTTGCTCTTTGCAGTCATGTAATTTTTTAGAGCGCGTGTCTTCGTCAATCATTTGATTGCATGTAGGACAGCTCGTGTTCTCTTCATAAAATTTAGAGTCACCAACTACTCGTTTGATGTTGTCTTTTATCTGACGCTCATAGGACAGCAGAGTAGTCTTTGTCTTTTCTTGACGCTGCACCTTTGATTGGGTCTTGCCAAAAGATTCATTATACTCACGACTGTATTCAGCATTCTCGGCAAGCATCTGATCGATTTGTGCACGCAAGTCCGAGATTTCTTCTTCGTATTTGACGACATTCTTTTCACTGATTGCATGCAGACTGTCAATATGTTTGTCTTGCAGTCTAATGCGTTCTGTGATTGAGTTTAGTTGATAGTCAGTGTCCTTTAACGCATCGCGCAACTTAGACGAAGATTCTTTTAGCACTGCATTCATCTTGCTAAAGATGCCAATGTCAAGCAAATCCTCAATAACCTCGCGCCGTGCATGGGCAGGCAGCTGCATAAACGGAATAAAGTTGCTGCTGCCCAACACTACAACTTGGTGAAAGCTCTTATGATTTAGTTTTAAGATGTTCGTCTCGAGTAATTTTTGATAGTCACGCGAATGAGACTCTTGGTTGACGAGTATATTATTTTGCCATATCTCAAATATATTTGGTTTGAGACCGCGAATAATTTTGTATTCAACTGGACCAATCTTAAACTCAACAGTGACCAAACAATTTTTCCCGTTGATGCTGTTGATGAGTTGTGGCTTGTTGATATTACGATGTGGCTTGCCAAAGAGTGCAAAGCTTAGTGCGTCAAGCATAAGTGACTTGCCTGCTCCGTTATGACCAACGACAAGCGTAGAGCGTGTCGAATTTAAATCAATAGAAATTGCAGAGTTGCCAACACTCAAAAAGTTAGCGTATGTCAATCGTGTAAAGGTAATCATATTCCGTCAAGTAGTTGAGCTTCAGTATAGAGCTCATGTAGTTTTGATTTGATTCTATTTTTGTCTAGATCTGTTTCGATAGCGTCAACATAGGTATTTAACAATGAAGGAGTGTCAGACACTTCGATCGCTTCGTCATCGACGGCGTCTGCTGCATATTCAGTAAAACTCTCAACGATCTTCAAGTCAAAGGGTTCAATAGCGTTGATCGCGTCAATATATTTGTCAAAGACATAAGGATCTTTTTTATTTGCGACTACAACACGAACGTATGTGTTGCGAAGATGTGAGACATCAGGTGTTGAATAGTCATGCACGCTGTCATCATAGACAATACGATTAAAGAGTGTAAGAGGGTTGCGTATCGCGCTCAGCTCACGTGTTGACGTGTCAAGCACATGAAAATATTTTGGATCTGCATAGTCTGCCCAAGTAATTTCGTATGGCACACCGAGATAGTGAATGTTATCGCGACTGCTCTTTGTATGATAGTGACCAGACAGCACCATCTCATAGCGAGAAAATAATTCTGCTGACATGCCATGACTGACAGCAGGTGCGCCCTTCATCATTTCAAAGCCTTGCAATTCAAGGTGTGCTCCGACGATTGATGCTTGTGCGTTGCGAATAAACTCTACACTCTCGCTATAGTTATCAGATGCAATCCATGGTAGCAATGCGATTGAGCAGCCATCATAGTCTTTTATAGTGGGTTGCATATAGACATTAACGCACTGTTTATGATAGACAAGCAACTCAGTTAAGCTACACAGGTCATTTGTGTTTCTAAAGTATGTGTCATGGTTGCCTGGAATAATGTCCATCGTCATGCCATACTCGACAAGCTTTTCAAGAAACATCTCGCGATTGCGTCGCAGCACTTTATAGTTTAGATATTTACGATGATCAAAATAATCACCGAGATGCAATATCTGCTTTATGCCATGTTCAAGGCAATAAGGAAAAAATATTTCAGAATAAAACTTTTCAGTATAGTCTAAAAATATATCGCTGCCATTTTTAACACCTGTATGGGTGTCAGTAAGAATTGCTATGCGCATAATATGGTATTAGTCTAGAAAATCGTAGAGAGGACCGCAATCATCGAGCTCTAATGCTTTTTTCTCTGCGCGTGGTTTTTTAGCTTTAGCTTTTTTAGGCTCTTCTGCTTTATCGGTGTCATGATGAAAGCTATCATTTTTCTGACGAACCTTTTCCATCATAGACTCACCGCTCATGTCATCATCGTCAAATTCAGCAAAATTACCGATACCACCTTTTTCGATTAAGAGCTGCTTGATATCAGCTTGCTTCTTTTCCTTAGCAATACGACGCAAAAATGCATACCATGAAATTTGAGTAAAATAAGAAAATGCATTTGGGTTGCCAGTGCGAGTAGGCTTGGTAATGTCGTAGTTTGTAATTGCCTTTACACAATTTTCTACAGCGTCCATAACCATGTCTTCTCGATAGCTGTAATTCATAAAGTTAGGACTACGAGACAAACCGTTAGCTATCTTCATAAAGCATTCGCCGATATAGTTGGGGATTTGTCGAGCTTCTTTGCCAGCTTGACGGTCATCAATTACTGCTTGAACATACTCGACGACAGCTGCAGAAAATTCTTTGTTGTTAACATAGTCATCACCACGTGATTTTCGTTTAGTCTTTTCATTCTTCATGGTCTTCATTATATACTAAATTTCAAAAATGTAAATATATTTTTTTATATGTTGTGAATTTTGTTATTTACATACTATTCAAAGAACGGTATAATAAATTGTATTCAACAAAGCAACTGCTACTGTTTCCATCTTTCTAAAAAGATATTCAACAATTCTTCTTGTGACAACGGTTGTTTCTGTTTATCAAGTTCAGGAAATGATTTTTCAAGATTTTCTTTGGCATACTCTTCTTTCAGATCTTGTTCTAAAGATCGTTCATCCATCATCTGACAAAGTCTGTTGTATACAAGAGCTTCTGCATACTTACGTTTAACATCATCGCATGCAAAGCTTTCTGTTTCTATAGATTTATCATAGACTATACACGGCTCGCTGTCATTGCCTGCCACTAAAGGCATCATTACTTCGCTATAGACACCAGACTTTACGAGTAGCTTTTTAATTTCTAGAGCGCAATGCAACTCTACTCCATCTTCGTATGCTTCTGCGCATTCGCCTATAAGTGTTTTACCGCTCGTTAGTGTATAGATTCGTATGTCTATATCCTTTAGACTGTTGAAAAGTTTTTCAATCATGGCAATTGTATTTCATAGAGTTTATAGTCAAATTGCTCTTTAGCATAGATTTTTACTCGTTCGATTGCGTGTTGCAACGTATAGTTCTTTTTCTTTTTCCATGAGAAGTCGTCTGATATGTCATAGACTGTCGTTCGACTTCCGTTGTCAGACTTTCGTAGTCCTCTACCAATGCTCTGTAATACGCGGATTTGGCTTTTCGTTGGCGAAGCGAATATAATCTGATGCAGGTTTTTGATGTTAATGCCTGTACTAAATGTACCAACGCTCGCCACAATAATTGCATTCTTTTCTTTTTCAGTTATTTCTCTTATCTCTTCTCGATCAGACGCGTTTACTTCACCGCTTACATAGAATATTTTTCTATCATCTGAACTAAAACTATTTATAAGCGCATGCAACGGCTTGCCATGCTTCTCAACTAGGTTAAAGAGTACAAGAGTATTTCCAGTCTGGTCTAGTGCGAGTTTAGCGATAAAGTTATTTCGTGATGGCAGACTAGCAATCACATCAATCTCGCTCTTATAGTCCATCTTAGACACACTCTTTTTAAGTTCATCATTATGTTTTAGCACGATACACTTTACCTTTAGGTCTGCAAGTGTGTTGTTGTCGATAAGTTCCTTTGTGCTTATAACCTTATGAACTGGACCAAAGTTTCCAACTAGGACACGTTCATTACACAGGCTACCATCAAGCGTGCCAGTCGTGCCTATGCGATAGCTTGCGTTGACGCATGCCGCCATGATAGTATTCAAACTTTTTGCTTTAAAGAGATGCGCTTCATCTCCAATGACCATACCATAGCGTCTAAACCAAGACTTTTCGCAAGTGACTGCACTCTGCCAAGTAGTAATTACTATACGTGAACTAAAGTCATGCTTTTCTTTGCCGCTATAGATTTTATGCATCTCACTCTCAGCATCGAAACTTTCATCCTCTGACGAATAGTCTGCAAAGTCTTTTGTCATCTGTTCTACTAGACTTGTAGTAGGCACGACGATAAGCACACTCTCATCATAGTGCTCCAAAAACCAACGAACAGTTAGATAGATAATTAGACTTTTACCAGAACCAGTAGGAGATATAATCAAACTACGACCTTCACTGCATGCATGCGAATAGGCATGCAACTGATAGTCACGAGGTCTAATCTCTTTGTCTCCGTCCATAATCTTTAATCCTGCAGCGAATGCATTCAACTCTTCGACCGTTGGTGGCACTCGAGACGTAAGCGCTTCATCCAACGCAACGCTGTATTGTCTGCTGTTTGCAAATTTTAATACTTCGAAGAGCAGACCATATGGTAACTTTCCAGTACGCGAGTCATAGAGTCGTACCTTGCCATCCCACATCTTATTCCTATATAAGGGCATAAACTTATAGCCTTCAGCATAGAAGGTAAAATGCTCAGACAGTTCCATAAGAATGCCACTATCATCAGAGACAACTCTCAATGATGATTCGTCAATCTTATGTATGCGTAGCTGCGACATTATATTCCACTCGTAAAGCGTTTCCAGTCGATGATGTTTTTAATCGTGGTATGTCTCCACTTTATATTGTCCATAATATCTTTTAGCGCTTCTACAATCGTCGCCTGATATTCAATCTGACCTTGTAGTTTGATGATATCTGGATCAGTTGTGTAAAACATATCCATATCGCTCTTAAGCGGTTTAGACATGCCATTAAATGGATCGTATGCCCAACCACGCTCATCCATCTCTTCTTTTGTCATCTTGGCATTATAGTAGAGCCATTTGTCTTTACGCAGATTTGCCATAGACAACTCTTTCTTTTTGAGTGCCAGCTTAGCAAGACTATAGAGTTCAAGATATTTAGAGTGTAATGCAGCACTCTTTACGCTGCTTTCATCTAAATTTACTTCGTCTATCTTGCTGTCAGCTTCCCATAATTTAAGTATTTCATCAAGTTGCATCATCATATATTATATATCAATCTGTAAATTCAAACCAATCATATCTAAACGTAATGTCTATCGCAGCATACTCAACGTCAGTTTGTTGCACACTAAATTCTATGCCTCCTAAATTTGTAGGAAAGGCATTAGTAAAACGCACTTTGCGACCTACGTTGTTATGATTTGTAAGAAAACACAACGTAATGTCATGTGTTTTTAACTTTGCATTTTCGACATTATATCTTAACCAATCGTATATTTCATTGTACGACTCTAAATTTTCATCAATCGCAACACGAACTGTTAATGCATCATACGCCAGTTTATCACCTGCTACAAATCCTGTAGAGTTTCGATATGCAGTAGTTATTTCTGGCAAAGAAACTGCTGGAAAACTTGCAGACAACGCAAAATATTGAGTATGCTTAAAATCAATATTATTGATTTCTAGTTTAAATCCAGTTAGCGATAACAGATTAGAATTCATATATCTATTTATCAAAGAAGAAGGGGATTGCCCTTTCGAGCAATCCCCTTGTGGGTAGTCCTAAGGTAATAAGACTAAATTAGTATTAGTACTGGTTGTTGTATGTAGTACCACCAACTCCAGTTACAGTGAATCTGCGGAAGTATGGGTTAGCAAAAGCTGTACCAAGACCATCACCTTCACCAGCACCACCAGCAAATGGGTTAGCTACGAGACCATAACGTGTCTTGAAGCCAATCTTTGGTTGGAATGTGCCTGGATCAACTGCACGTACCATTGTGAGTGGAACGTATGGGCAATAGAACATACCAGCGTCATAAGCGTTTGTACCGCGATAACCAACAGTTACATAGTCTTCGCTTGAGAATGGGTCGATGAAGACCTTGAGGCGACCATTGATCATACCAGCAAATACGTTGCCAGTGTCATCTACGTTGAGGTTGGTTGCAAGAGCTGGAGCATAGTCAAGAACACCAGCTGCAGCAAGAGCGGAAGCAACATTGCTTGAGCAAACAATGAAGTTACCCTTACCACGACGTGTTGCCTTAGCAACTTCGTTAGCTTCAACTTCAATTTGGAAAAGAAGTGACTTGAACTTTTCAACAGCCCAACGGCCATCAGCGTCTTGGTCAAGATCAAATGTACCATTGATACCACCTTTGATTGCTTTGGCATTGACAGTGTCGATAACTTCACGGTTGATTTCAGCAAGGATTTCAACTGAGAGGATGTTAGCGAGTTCAGCTTCAGCGTCAAGACCGTGAACGCTCTTAAGGTCTTGTGCAAGTTCCATTGTGTATTCTGCTTTAAGAGCGCGTGTCTTAGCAGTAACAGTGGTCTTTTCAACAGTGAAGCCCATATTACCGAAGCCAGTAGCGTCTGTACGTGAACCATAACCAGCTGCAGTACCTGTAGTATCTTCGGAATTGCCATCAAGTCTTTCACCAGTTAAAGTGTCAACTGGACCAGAGAATGCTGTGTCTGGCTTGCTGAAGAGAGCTTCGTTTGCATTAGAGATTGTACCACCAACGTTTTTCTGATATTGGCTCTTCATAGCAAAGATCAAGCCAGTTGGCATGGTCATTGGCTGAACACCTGCGATATCATAAGCAACGATATTTGGCATTGCACGACGAACAAGTGAGATAAGAACTGGGTCCCAGGTCTTGATTGCACCGTTTCCTGCACCGATTTCATTTCCTTCTGCAAGGAAAGATGATTGAGCACGCTCTTCAGAGAGTGCTTTTTCTTGGTTTTCAAGAAGAACTGCAGTAATTGACTTACGATAGTTGTCCTTGAACTTAGGGGCGTCTTGAGCTTCCAATACTGGAGCCCACTTTTTTTCTAGTGTTTCTGAATTAAACATAATAGTATTTTTTCTAGTTTGTTGTTGTTTTGTTTGGGGTTGGAACCTTTATCCAACTACTGGAATATTAGCTGTAGTAGCTTTATTCAAGCGGGATAATGCGGTCAAATATTTTTCCATTGAAGGTGAAACTTCAACTTCAGTTTCATTTTCTACAATAGTTTCGGTTGTGACATAAGAAGATTCTTCAGATATCTGAGTCTCTTCGGTTAATGTTGACTTTTCTTCGAGTGCAGCACCATTAAGGTAAAATTCCTTGATAGTAGCTACCTTCTTACGAAATGATGTTTCTGATGTGCATTCAATGTCTTCAAGCAATGATTTAAGCTTTTCAGCTTGTGTGTCAGCAAGGTCAGAAGTTGACTCAGAGATTACCTTTTCACGAGTAAGGCTGTTAACCTTTTCGTTAAGGGCAAGCACTGTGTTTTCTAACTCTGCAGACTCATTTTGAAGTTGAGCAATTGATGATTCCATCTCAGCAACTAAATCCTGCTTGGACTCAGGCACTTCGATATAGTTTTCAACAAATACTGTCTTGAGTGATTGAATGAAGTTTTCAGCAATTTGTGTACGAAGTCCGCCTTCGATTGCAACCTTGTTGTCTTCTACCCAGCTTTCAACTGCGTAAGTAAGATAGTTGTCAATCTTTTCAACGAGCTCAGACTTGATTGTTTCTACTTCTTCAATAAGAGCAACTGCATAGCTTTCTTTAAGAGCCTCTTCAGTTTCTTTGATCTTGCTCTTAACAGCAGCTTCAAAGATGATAGACGCTTTTTCTTTAAACTCTTCAGTTAATCCTTCTTCACTTTCAACAAGACGAGTAATGTCAGACGCATCAATTAAGATTGTGTTTTCTTCGATAGCTTCTTCGACTTCTTCTTTCATCTCAGTTTCTTTTTCATCTTCCATCTCTTCTTCACCAAGTCCACTTGTGATCATACCAACAGCAGCACCATAATCGCCGTCAGCCTTTTTAAGGATGCCTTCGATTGCTGCCATTGCTTTGGCTTCATCATACTTGTCTCCGTGAGCTGCCTTGAGAATGCCTTTAGCATATTCAGTAAACTCTTCGTCAGAACTTACTTCAGCTTCAGTCATCTTTTTGGCTTCATTCATTTCGTCTTCACACTCTTCTTCGTCCTCATCGTCCTCTTTTTCGTCTTCATCAGACTCTTCACCTTCCATGTCTTCTCCCTCTTTTTTACACTTGCCTTCTGCAATCTCAGTGTGTTCCTGATCAAGCTCTAAGGTTTCGTCAAGAGAAAGTAATGTTTCTTCGTTGATGTCTTCAATGACATCTTCTGTATTTTCAACTTGTGTATTTTCCATATATTACTTTTTTCTATTGTTTAGAGTTTGGAGAGGAAATCAGTCCAGATTTTTGTTTGTGCTTCGGCAAGTTTTGCAGAAGAGGCCTTTTTGATTTCTGTCTCATACTTTTCAAGCTGTTGCGCCTTTAACAAGCCATTGTCCCAGATCCATTCAACACCTTCCATGATTCCATTTACAAAAGCAGATGGAGCACTTGGGTCTTGAACGATATCAACTGTTGACAACACAAAGTCGTCATTGACAAATGTTTGGCCGTTTTTACTCGCAACGGTTCCCATACCACGACTAGAGACGCCTAGTTGACAACCACCTTCTAAAAGTCCTTTCACAATTTTACCCATCGGTGTGTCAAGTATAAGCGCCTTTCCAACAACATCATTGCCGTTCCATTGCAGTTCGGTAATGCGATGTGAAACTTTATCAAGGTTAATAGTAGGACCTTCTGGGTGATTAAGCTCACCTACAGCACGTCCTTTATTAACATATTCCGCAACGTATTTACGCACGGCTTTTTCTAAAACTGTTTTAGGATATATGCGGCGATTACGATTCACCTGCTCAGCTTGCATAAAAATACCGTCAATGATGAATTTCTTTTCACCATTGTCAGCTGCTTCCGAGATATATCTTAAATCTTCTGAATGTTCAACGATTAACTTCATTAGATTGTTGTGTATTTATTTATAAAAATTAACATTTATGCTTCAACTTTTTCAGCTGGAGCATTGTAGATATTTGCTGCAAGTTCGACCTTTTTGATGTCTAGTACTGTACGAACCTTGTCGCGTATCATGCCAGAGAATAATGAATCTGTGGTCTCATTTTGACCATTCATTAAACTGTCAACGAATTGTTTTGTTTTTTCCATACTTTAACTATTTATACATTTCACACTTTCAACTTTAATATTTATGCCCAAAAAATATCTGGAATATTTGGATCATCAATTGGTCTAGAGATACAAATTTCTTGACCGTCTTGATCAAATTCAGTTTGACTTGATGACCAATAG